TGCCTTAAAGACTGCATGGCGAAATCTCTATGGGAACAACACAGAAAATGTAGTTGTTCTTAACAATGGTCTTGAGTTCCAAGAGGCATCCAATTCAAGTGTAGAGATGCAGTTAAATGAAAGTAAGAGGACATTACAGGAAGAGATTAATAATCTTTTCCATATATCCAATGACTTTGACATGACATTTAAACTGGCAATTTATCCAATAGTCAAGGCATTTGAGACTGCACTTAATAGGGACTTACTTCTTGAGAAGGAAAAGAAAAATTACTTCTTTGAATTTGATGTCAAGGAAATCATAAGGGCAAACATTAGGGAGAGATATGAATCATATAAACTTGCAAAAGAGACAGGATTCATGACCATCAATGAAATAAGGAGAGCAGAGAATCTCAACTGGATAGATGGCATGGATGTTGTCAATGTTGGTCTTGGTGCAGTTCTCTATGATACCAACATAGGCAAGTACTTTACACCAAACACAGGCGAGACAACAGACATCAGTGAAGACAGTGTAGATGCAATGCTTGAAGGTCATGAACTTGAACAGGCATATGACGAAAGTGGCAACTCTGCCGAGAGGCAACTTATTGAAAGATACAATGATGTCCATGGGAAAGACGGAAGATTTGGGACAAAGTCTGGTGTATCTGTTGGAAGTTCTGCAGGGGAATCAGCAGGAGAATCTGGTGGTTCTGGCAATGATGCAAGGATAAGCGAACTTGAGGGACAACTTGCAGAGGCAAAAGGGTTATTTGCCAAGGCAAGGATTAAAAATGAAATTGAGTATTTGAAGTCTGGATTCAATGGAACTCAAGAAGAGTACTTTGCAGACAAAAAGAAAAAACAAGAGGAAGCAGTTGCCAAAGCCAAGGAAGAGGCAGAGAAGAGAAAACAGGCAGAAGAAAAGGCAAAGGTAGAAGAAGAACAAGCCAAGCAAAAGCAGATAGAAGAAGAACTCAAGACTCAACCAAAACAGAAGGTTGACCAGTACAAAATCATACAGGAAAACAATCCAATGAATGATGACTACCATGTGGGCATTAGAAAGCCATCTGACATAAAGACATGGGAAGAAGTTGTGAAAGAGGGGTCTTCTGATGGTGAATCTTTTGCATGGGGAGATTTTTCAGAGGCAGATGCAAAGAAGTCACTGGAAACTGGCAAGATAACTATTTACTCATCATATCCAATTAAACAAGGTGTCTTTGTTTCGACAAGTAAAACACAGGCAGAGCAGTATGCAGGAGGCAGTGGCAAGAAAGTCTATTCAAAGACTATCCCAACTAAAGAAGTTGCATGGATAAATGGCGATGAGGGACAGTATGCAAATACAGAAGACATGGAGTAAACAAAAATCATAAGAAAGGAGGGTATCACTGAATGAGGATTAACTTGAGAGAAGACAGTGTCCAGATTGAAGGATATGTTAATGCAGTTGAAAGAAATTCCAAGCCATTATATTCAAGGACAGGAAGATTCATAGAGAGGATATGCAAGGGAGCATTTAATTCTGCTCTTGGTAAGAATGACAATGTTGTTGCACTCCTTAATCACAGGAGAGACAGGCAGATAGGGTCACAGGCAGAAGGAAACTTAAAACTGGACGAGGACAATATTGGTCTGCATGTCACACTGGAATCAACAGATCCAGAAGTAATTAGGGATGCAAGAGAGGGCAATCTTGTAGGGTGGTCTTTTGGTTATACAGATACTCCAAATGGAGTAGAGCAGAGGACAGAAGACGGTATGCCTTTGAGACTTGTAAGAGACATGAATCTTGCAGAAGTTAGTCTCTTAAATAGAGAGAGAACTCCTGCATATGAGGGAACACTTGTGAATGTTCGGTCAGAGGATGAGGTGGAGTTCCTTGGTGATGAAATGCTTGAAGAACCAGAGATAACAGAGGAACAGACTGAAATCACAAGGGATGAACCAAATGAATCTACACAGGAGGAGACTTCTGTTGAGATAGATTATTCCAGTTACGAAAACATGATAAAGGACATGAAGGAGGATTAAAATGTCAAAGTATTTGGAAGAGAAGAAAAATGATTTAATCACGAGAGCAGAAGAAGTCCTCAATTTAGCGAAAGAAGAAAAGAGAGAACTTACTGATGCAGAGGCACAGGAGATTGCTGAAATCAGAGATGATGTAAGAAGAATCAAGGAAACACTTGGTCTGGATGATGACATCAGAGAACTGGCAGAGGCAGAAAAGAAAGAAGATTCAACACCAGTAGAGGAGGAAACAAAGGTGGACGAGATGGAAAGAAGCATGGAAGAGATGGAAGCACAGGCATTTGAAAATTATGTCAGAGGCAGAGTAATTCATGAGAGAGCAGGAGAACTTACCCCTGCAACAAGTGGTACAGGTATTGGTCTTGGTGGTTCACTTATACCAAAGACAATCGTAAACAGGATAATCCGTAAGGTATATGACATTTGTCCTATACTTGAGAGAAGCCAGAAATACAATGTTAAGGGACAGTTGGAAGTTCCATTCTATCCTGCAGACTCACAGAAGATAACAGTTGCATATCAGAATGAATTTGTTCAGTTGTCATCTTCTTCTGGATCTTTTGCAACAGTGTCACTGACTGGTTATCTTGCAGGTGCATTAACAAAGATTTCAAGAAGTCTCATCAATAATGTTCAGTTTGATATAGTTGGTTTCATAGTTGATGAGATGGCACTTGCAATCAAGAGATTTATTGAGCATGAACTTCTTATAGGAACTTCTGGCAAGGTAACAGGACTTTCAACACTGACAAATGTTGTCACTGCAAGTGGTACATCTGCACTCACAGTTGAAGACATCATCAAACTGCATGATGCAGTAAAGGATGAGTTCCAGAGTGATGCTATATGGATTATGTCTCCTGCAACAAGGACTGCATTAAGGTCTCTCAAGAGCAATACAGGTTATCCACTTCTTAATGATGTTATTGCAGATGCATATGGTGAGAGACTTCTTGGAAAGCCAATCTATGTATCAGACAACATGCCAAATATTGCAACAGGAGTTAAGGCAATCTATTATGGAGACATGAGAGGACTTGGAACAAAGTTCAATGAAGAAATCAATGTAGAAGTACTCCGTGAAAGATATGCAGATGAACATGCAGTTGGAGTAGTTGGTTGGTTTGAGTTCGATGCAAAAGTTGTTGATGAACAGCAGATTGCAGTGTTACAGATGGCATAACTAACACCATAGAAAGGAGTATTGCATGTTTAAGGCAGTAAAATCCTTTTGTGGGCAAGTCTCAATGGCAGAGGGAGATGTCAGAGAGATCTCTGATAAGGCTCTTGCTAAAGCACTTCTCAAGGATGGATTTATTGAGGAGATAAAGGCAGAGGCAGAACCAAAAAAGGAGAAGAAAACCAAGAAAAAAGACTCCTAACAAAAGGAGGCTAACATGAATAACATTACAAAAGTCAGTGAAATTACAAGTGTAGATGTAGCAGATTACATCCATCTTGATGAGGTCACTGATACAGAAACCAATACTTTTAATTCTTTGATTGGCATTGCCAAGCAATTCATAATTACTTACACAGGGAGAACAGAGGAAGAACTGGACAATTATCAAGACTTTGTGATAGTTGTCCTTGTTCTTGTTCAAGATATGTGGGACAACAGAACACTTTATGTGGATTCAAGAAACTTGAATTATGTTGTTGAGAGCATTCTTGGACTGCACTCTGTGAACTTGCTATGAAAACAGTGAATGCAGGGAAATACAATCATAAGATAACAATATATCAAATAACCATTGTTGCGGATTCATACGGATTCCAGACAGAGGAAAAACAGATAGTCTTGACTCCTTATGCCTCTGTGAAGACCACAAGGGGAATGACTCTAATTGCAAATGGTTCAGACTTTGAGAGAGCATATACCAATTTTACCATTAGGTATCCAAAAACTGAAATAAACAGGGATATGCACATAGACTTCCAAGGAAGGGACTACACAATAGAGTACTTAAACAATGTGGATGAGAGAGGCATTGAGTTGGAGATCCAAGCCAAAGAGGTGACACACTGATGGCAAAATTTAAGATGGAACTGCCAACAGAGATAATGAATGACATCAAACACATCTATAACAATACAGAAGATATATTTGGTGGCATGACAAGGGCAGGGGCAGAATGTGTTCTGGCACAAGCCAAGCAGAATGCACCATCCTTGATTTCTAAATATGGCAAGTTGTCAGTCACTTACAGGACACCATCTGATGGAGGCATCAACACCAAGGTCTATTTCAGTGGATATATTCCGTTCTCAACTCCTAACAGGCTTTACTTTGCCAGAAGAGGTGGTGGAGGGACAATGTACTACACTGAAAAGGGTGTGCCTGTGGACTTCCTCGCAATCATGTATGAATACGGAAGGTCTAATGCTCCATTCCCAAAGAAGCCATTTTTTAGGAAGTCTTTCAAAAAGGACAAGATAGTGGAGTTCATGCTAAACTATCAAGCCAAAAAGAGTGGAGGTCTGCTTGAATGAATGAGTTGATATTGTCCCTATTAGGGAATTTAGTAATAGATGGTAAGCAGATACCAGTTAAGTGGTTACACTATGAGGGACATGGAGAGCCATATGTTGTGTTTATGCAAACAGATGCAGATAACACACTATCTGGTGATGATGACTATATTGGTTATGTTGATTATTATGACTTTGATGTGTATTCCAAAGGCAATTACAATGGCATAATTCAAAGGATAAAAGAGATATTGGAAGAAAACAATTTTAAATGGCAAGTGTCAAGGTCATCAGAGGACATGTATGAGACTGATACTGGCTATTACCATAAAACATTATGTTTTGCGATAATGAGAGAGGAATAAAAAATGGCAAAAATAGGATTAAATAGTTTTAGATATGCTGTTCTCACAGAGGCTAACGATGGAACACCATCCTATGATGGTGCAAAGACTCCTGCAAAGGCTATATCATGCAATGTTGAGGTAACAACTAACGAGGCAACACTGTATGCCGATGATGTCCTTGCAGAAAGTGACACATCATTCCAGAGTGGAACAGTTACAATGGGAATTGATGATGAAGATCTGGAAACGATGGCAACACTTCTCGGTCACACAATTACAGAGGGTGAAATTGTAAGAAGTGGAAATGATACTGCTCCTTATGTTGGACTTGGCAGAATCATAGTGAAAATGATTGGTGGTGTTTACAAGTACAAAGTTGAGTTCCTGTACAAAGTTAAGTTCAGTGAACCATCACAGGATGACACCACAAAGGGTGAAAATCTTGAATTTGCAACATCAGAACTCACAGGAATGATTGCTACACTGGGCAATGGTAAGTGGTCTGTTGCAAAGGTATTTGACACCAAGGCAGAGGCTCTCACATATCTTGAGGGTCTGATGGCTTCTGGAAACTAAAGTATAACAGGCAACTGGGGTGCATAGGGGAGACAGAAATGTCTCCTCTTTCTTTTATATTAGGAGGAAAATTCAATGAAAGATGTAAATGGAGTAATCACATATAAAGGAAGAGATTATAATATCGTGTTCAATCTTAATGTCATGGAGAGAATACAGGAAGAATATGGCAGTGTTGATAAATGGGGAGCATTAACCGAACCAAGAAAGGGAGAGCCAAATGCCAAGGCAGTTATCTTTGGTCTCACAGAGATGATTAATGAGGGCATAGATATAGACAATGAGGAAAATGGCACACAGATTCCTTTCTTCACCAAGAAACAGGTGGGCAGAATGCTTTCTGAAGTGGGTATGGAATCGGCAACACAGACCATGAAGGACACTATTGTTGATAGTGTGAAGGATGACATAAAAAACGCGTAATCCATGAGGATGAGGATGAGGACACAGTCATTGATTTCTCATGGTTTTATTACATAGGCAGGGCAAAACTTTGCCTCACAAACAAAGAAATAGGGCATATGACCATGTACATGTTTAATCGGTTATATGGGCATTATAAAAACAACTGGGATCTGGAAATGAGACTCACACAGGCAAATATTACCTATGAGGAGGCATGGCAGAAGTCCCAGAAAGCAGAGGAATGGTTTTAATTAAAAGGAGGTGAAAAGATGGCAGGATTTGGTGGTTCTATTAAATTGACTGGTGAATCGGACTACAGGAAAGCATTGCAACAGATAACACAAGGCTTGAAAGAAGTCTCATCCTCAATGAATGTGGTCAACAGTTCATACAGCAAGAATGACAAATCACTTTCAACTCTTGAACAAAAACAAAAGGATTTAAACAAAGTCTTTGAGGCACAAAAGGGTATTCTTGCACAGGCAACTTCATCATATAACACATTTAGACAGAAGGTGGAGGAGCAGGGCAAGAAACATGAAGAACTTAAGAAAAAATATGCTGATGCCAAGGCTGAACTTGAAGAGATTGGGAAGACCATGGGTACAACATCCAAGGAATACCAGACTCAACAGGAAAAAGTCATGAAATTGGCAAAGGAAGTTGATACTTCCACCAAAAATTACGATGAAAACCAGATTGCACTATCAAAGTTAAAGACTGTCATGAACAATGCTCAAAGCACAGTAAACAATACTGAAAAGGCTATTGATGACTTGGGAAATGAAGCAGAGGAAACAGGAAAACAAGCAGAAAAGTCAACTGAAGGTTTTACTGTATTCAAGGGAGTACTTGCAAATCTCACAACACAGGCAATTAATGGGGCAATCAATGGCTTGAAAAAGTTAGGGAGTGCCTTTTTTAATCTTGGCAAGAATGCAATTACCAACTTTGCAGAGTATGAACAACTTGTTGGTGGTGTAGAAACAATGTTTGGTGATTCTGCAGACAAATTGATGCAGTATTC